GTCCATTTGTCCCAGTGTCTGGCCACCTGGTAGGGTAGTAACCTCCGTACCTCTACCACCTTCACGGCGTGGTAGCCAATAGTCTTCAAGCATCGTCATGAACTTACGATCGTCACGAATGTCACCAGTCTGTGCGTCGTAAATTAGACGGTTTTTATGCTTAACCATAATGTCACGAACATACTGCTCTGCCTTCATTTTAGGAAGATTACCAACGTCAATATACCAAATACGACGTTCTGGCGCACGAGCAAGACGATAGATAACTAGAGCGTCTTCCAATGTTCTTAACTGGTTAAGTGGCTTGATTGCTTTATGTAGATATGAGAGAACCATCGTTCCCTGATTGTCAGTAAGACCTGACACAATATGTAGAACTGAATCCTTTGCGACCTTCAAACCAGTGGTTGATGGACCAACTGCCTTATTACCAAAGTTGAAACCCTTGTCATTGAAAATAAAATATTCGTTGACTGTCTTAGTTACAACTGCATCGCCAGGATTATTGGCTTGAATACGTTTCTTTTGAACTTCACGGACTTTACGGATCTTACGTGGATCAACGTAACGAAGTTCTTTGATACCTTCATTTGGCGTTTTATCGTTGATAACGACATGATAATATAAACGACCGTCGATATACCAACGACGATAAATTTCATAAGCATATTTGTTGAACTCTAACAAATTAAGACAATAATTAAACTCATCAGTAATCATTTTCTTAATATTGTCTGCAATTTTAAGATCGTCTAGATTAATAGTTACAACATGCTCTTCGTCAATCGCAATAGATTCATTAACAATTTCGTCAATAGCAGCGTCACATTCTGGCTGCAGAGACATTTCACGATATTTTGTAACAAGTTCTGCTTCTGATCTTACTGTACCATCAAGGTCAACATACGTTCCGAATGCACCGCCTGCAGATACGACTACTGCTCCATCATCCGTATTACTTGGTGGGGTAAAGGATGGGAGTTCTTCTTCTTTAACTTTTTTACGGAATTCGAAACCGAAAAATTCTGCCATTTATTTCTCCAAAAAACGAGGGGAGAGTTACTCCCCTCTTCATCTTATACTTATAATATTACGATGGACCGTTTGGACCGTCGATGACTGACTGCGGACCATATAGGTTTACGCCACCAGCCTTCTTATCGGAAGCCTCAATTACTGGAACCCAATAATCGTAAGCAAATGCGACAGTAAATTCTTCAATTGCGTTTGCAGAATTCCAGTCAACACCAATACCGCTAATAGCAGTTGGGAAAGCGCCAACTAGAAGATAAGAACGAATGTCAGAACCATCGACACTATACTGAATAATTTCTAGATCGGCTTTATACTGCTCCTGAGCGACAGCTGGATCACGAACGTTAGCAACCATACGATTGATAGCGTTTGACCATGCTTCGAACATAGAACGAACAGCGAAATCTTCGTCGTTCATTACAGTTACTGACCAATCAGAGAAAGTTCTTTCGCCAGCAACCTTAACCTTACGACCAAAATATGGAACGTCGATTGAGCTTACTGTTGATTCTGGTAGTTCCGCTGCACGACAAACGAAGCGGAACTTGTCTACTGAAACCAAATCAATGCCAATCCCAACAGGAACTGATAGGAAAACATTGAAGAGGGATGGTCTGGCACCACCATATACCAGACCATTTGATTTGAAAGCTGCGATATTAAATGGCATCTAGTTACTCCTTTGAGTTTTATCTATTTATTAAAACTTGCCAACAACTTCAGAGAACTGTACTCCAGAAGGAACAGCAACGAAGTTAAGCTGGATGAAGTTGATGCTTCTCGCAGGTTTAATATAGATGTCGCCAACAAACTGGTTACTATCGATAACCTGTGGAGTATTGTTGGTGTCATCACATACAACTAGGAAGTCAGTGATACCACGACGACCCTGAACAGTTCTTAGGTATGGTGTTACAAGGTTCTTGAACTGTGCTCTAGTGAATGCATCGTTGAACTCGAATAGTGAGTACTTAGCAGATACAGAGATAGCCTTTTCAAGAACGATAAACAATCTGCGAACGTTAATACGATCGAATGCAGATGGTTTAGCCTGTAGAGTCTTATCACCGAATAGAACAGTTCCCTGTCCAGGTGAAGTAACAACTGGGTTAATACCGTTTGAATAAATTACATCACGTTCAGCCTTGCGTGGGTTCCAAGCAAGTTTGATTACGTTCTTGATCTGACCACGGTTGTAACCAGCTGGCGACCACCAAGCGTCGTTTGTGTTATCAGTGCGTACGCATGTACCAGCGATATCACCATTGAGCGGAACCCAACGATATAGATCGTTATACTTATCATACTGATACTTATAACCTGAATCCATCACAGCGTATGAAGAACTATGAAGAGCGTTTCTCCAGTTCTTTAGGCTTGATGCTTCGTTACCAAGGTTATTAAGAACCATATTCTTGTCTGGTGAAATCAGAACAATACAATCTTTTCTTGTTTCAACTAGGTTATCGATTAGATAATTTGCTAGCTGATAATTTTGGATTGTCTGACCACCAACAACAGTAGTTCCACCAATTGGTTTACCCTGAAGAACTAGGCTGATATCGATATCTTCTGCTGATTGGAACAAATCATAAGCAGCACCGACAATTGACAGAGTTGCTGTAGATTCATTAAGACCGTCAGCGCCTAGTGAGAAATTGGCGTTCAACGGAGCAGTAGCTGAAGAATTTGTTAGGTTTAGACCAGTATTTGAAGTGGCCTGTGAACGGTCATGAGCCCACCAAACATATTCAGAAACCTGATTAATTACATCTTTATAATAATTAGATGTACCGTCAGCAGTCTTTGCGTCTGTAGCACGTGATAGACCCTTGAAAGTTTCTAGAACTGTACCTGGAGTTCCGCTGAACAAACCGTCTTCGTCAACAACTACGACGTGAAGTTCGTCGTGAGCAGAAGTGTTACCGTTATAAAGCTGCCAATCTGACTGACCTGGAGCAGTTTCAACAACGTTGAAGAACTCCCAATTACGCTGAATTGTGTTTGAAACATAATTCTCACGAAGTCTATATGGGTCTTCGAAATTAATCTTTAGAACATTAGTGTTTGATACAAATGTTCCAGAAGCATTCGAAGCAGCTGCTGTTACGCTAACAACGCTTCCATATGAAGTAGTTGAAAGTTTGAATCCAGAACTATTAGCATGAACAATGTAGTAGTTAGTTCCTGAAGTCAAACCAGTAATTTCAGAATTGCCTGCAGCGTTAGCGTAAACAACTGTTTCACCGTTACTGAATGGGTGTCCAGAAGCTGTAATGAATCCAGTATTGCTATTGATGTCTGTATCAGTACCAGTAACAGAAGCATTAGCTACAACGTTGCCGTTCAAGACATAAGTGTTTGAAACAGTAACACCAGTAACCTGTAGATACTGCATACCAATAGAAGCATTTCCAGCGAGAATCTGATCGCCAACAGAAATTAGAGCAGAAACAGCATTAGCCGAAGCGTTAGTTGTTCCTGTGAACATAACTAGACCTGCATTAGAGCCAACTCTAAAATCAATCATAGTAGTTATAGAAGAGTTAGTAACAGCAATGTTTGACTGGAAGCTGCTTGCGTTATCACAAACACCAATTCTTAGAGAGTTACCAAGAGCTCCTGGGTATTTCGCCACATAGGTAATATCGTAATCAAAAAGACCATCTTTTGTTAGATAATGTTCTTCGTTTTTTACGATTTGATTAACTAGGTTAGCGACAATACCGTTAGAAGAAGCAGTATTAGAATCGAATGCAACCGCTGTATAAGCAGTTTCAGGACGACCAAAATAGAAAGAAGTAATACCGTTTGCTAATGGATTTGCAGAAAGAACGATAGCTGAAGTGTTCTTAGAAAGAACTGTGATGTTTTCTCCAGCAGGTCTAACAGTATTATTTGAAGACTGTGTTACATACATTCCAACTTCAATATTATTAAGAGAAGTAGAATTAGCTATAGTGTAAGCATTGATTGCAGTATTACCAACAGCCAATGCCCATGGAGTTGATCCACTAGTATTAGCGGCACGTGAAACCCATAGACGGTTGGCGTATGAAAGGAAGTTAGCAGCTGTGAACCAAGTCTCAGCATTAAAATTGGTTGGCTTTGCGAATCTTGCTACTAGCTGATTTTCGGAATCGACTAGTACTCTTTCGCCGATTGGACCCCAACGGAATACGCCAGCAAAAGCGCCATCTGAAGTGGCTACTGCTGGAACGACTGTTGTAAGATCGATCTCTGATACGTTAACACCTGGGCTTAGTTGAAATGCCATCTCTATATCTCCCTATTGCGAGAACTTGGTTATTATTTCATTATATTTATAAAATAAGCCTCTTTAGAACATGTCAGGGGTGTTCCACATCCAGGCATCAGGGACATATTTCTCATAATCTTCTTCGATAAAATCGTCTCTACCGGAGTCGATAAAACCAAATGGAGCCATGTCCTGCTCCATATCATCTTCTGTTTTATCCCTCAAAGAATTGAGGGTGTTAATATTAGTGTAATCTTTAAAATATTGTTGGTCTGACAACCAAGCAAAAAGAACCAAACACATTACCAAGTCGTCGTGTTTTCCTGGTTCAGCTTCATAGGAATTTCCTTTTTTCGAAAAGGTTCCTAATTCGCTGATAGTGTTTACTTCGTTGACGATAAGCTGATTCTGTTCCACCAGAAGTTTTAAAATCGAACAACCGACTGACTTAACGATTTTGGTAGTTCTAATTCCCTTATCAACATTCGTTCCACCGAAACCAGCAGTGATTCTTTTTCCAGATCGACCAGCGTTTTCGGTAAACAAAATATGCTCATAACCAAAATCATAATGAAGCGAGTGAGAAACCTGCTCGCCGATATCGTTTACCTCGACCAGAACAGAAGCATTATTATAGGCTTTTGCTACTCGGTGGATAACGTCGGCGTAGTCGACTGGAGTGATATTATTATTTCTATAAACCGCCGCCTGTTGATAAGGCATTTTAGTAACATCAACTAACTGAAAAGCTGAATAGTCCAAACCTTTACCACGAGAAACGTCGCAGACCATCATATATATGCGACCCTCTTCTGGCTTAAAAAACTGTGTAAGTCCATCTTTTTGTAGAATAGGAGCTTGAGCCACTAGTTCTTTCAGTTTCCAACCAGCAATAAGCGAACCTGACGAACCCAAGAACTCACAGTTATATTCCTGATCGAACTTCTCGAGATCGAAGTTCATACCAGCAAGAGTGTCTTGTTTCCACTTTTCGTCTCGACCTGGAACGCTAGTCCAGTGAACCAAGATCGGATGATATCCATTTTTACCAAGTTGAGCGTTAGCCCAAGTAGCATGGAAGTGGTTTAGACCGTTCGGCGTGGAAACTAGAATAATTTTAGAATCCAAACCAGAAGAAATCGTAGGGTAAACTGAGGTGAAGAATTCATCCCAGTTCTCAATGAACGCCGCTTCGTCGATGAATAGAAGGTTGATGGTGTAACCACGAATAGCAGAAGCAGAAGTCGCAGCAGCCAAAACACGGCTGTTATTTTCAAGAACGAATGAACCTTTATTCCATTCAACAACGCCTTGCTGAAGCCATTTAGGAAGATGCTGGTAGGCAAGCTGGACACGACCAAGAATTTCTCGAGCCGTATCGCCCTTATTGGCTAGTAGAGCGACAGTTTTATCAGCATGGAAAATGATATACCAAAGAATAAAAGCGCAGGTAGTAGTTGACTTACCTGCCTGACGAGCCGTAGTAACGATCGTATAACGATTGTCTTTGAAGGATTTAACCATATCCTTCTGATATTCATACATATGAAAGCTAGTAAGACCCTCGTTGATCGAGATAATCTTCATATAGTTTTCTGTAAAATATACGGGATCGTTCTGACACTTAACGTATTCCTGGAGTAATTCAGGAGTCCATTCAATATTCTGATTTGTTTTCTTTAGAAGAACATTACCCTTATAACCACCACTCAAATCATTCATTGTTCTTCATTTCCTTAAGAACTTTTTGCAATTCGGCTGTAGAGCCAACGAATAGGTTGTTATGAATAGTCTGGGCTTTCTCGCTGATCGGAGAATCTTTAGCATCAATCTCACGAATTTTGGTTTGAAGTTCCAGCAATTCTTTGTTGGTGCTTACCATTGTATCCATAAGTTTAGCCAAAACTTCGAACGCACGTGGATGCTGAGACTGGCCAGCTATTTCTGCTAGCTTGTCCATAGCTTCTTGACCTGTTGAGATTACTTCGTAGAGATTAGCACGTGCCGCTTCGAAATCATTCCTTGCGGAATCATCGTGAGCCTTTGCTATTAAATCGTCAACTTGTTTTTCAAACGTCATTGCAGGAAGACCGAGAGCCTTCCCGATTGGATCTTTATCTTCTTCGCTCATTAAATCTCATCATTGTTATAAATCATAGTAATGAAACCGTAGTCATCATCAGCTTCAATTTCAGTATATGGTATAGTTCCAGTGCTTGTGTTTGGACCACCAGTCCAGTTTATCGCCACTCCTGTGTTCGATAATCCTGGTTGTATCGTGATCTTTTCTGCGATTTCAGTGTTGCCAACTGCATCTGAGAGTTTACCATCTGCGACTTGAGGTATATAAAAGTTAGTATTGATGAACTTAATAATACCAGATTTTTTAACAGGTCCATAGAAGTACCCCTTTAATACGAAGTCCAAAGACCATATGATCATTCTGCGATCTTTATAGTCTCCATCGTATTTATCTTCGTAATTAATATTTGTTAATATAATAGGAATATCCATTGTAATTTCCATTTCCGGAATTAGATTACAAGTGGTAGTCCAATCTGGAGTAAAATATGGAAGGATTTGTTCCATGATTTTAGTTCCATCCTCAACGTTCTTAACGTAGATAAATGCCTTGAAAGAAATATTATATGGAACTGGGTTGTATTGATATTTCAATTTGCTAGGAGACCCAGCAATAGCAGTATTAACTACGCTTTTTCCGATAGTGTTTAGTTTTCTTGAACCATCATATTTGACTTCACCCATCTCAAAAGAAATCATGGGTAATGGACCTACTGCAGTTCCTCTGTCTAAGGCAGGATCCTGCATAATACGAGCAAGCATTTTGTCTTTTGGTCCATATGTAATTGGAACTTTAAGAAGTGCAGTTGTATTACCAGAGCTATCCGTTCTGGTAATACGAATATTATTAAGCAAAGTACCCATAAGGATAACATATTTGCGCATTAAACTGAAATAAAACGGAGCGCCGAACATTAAATGTTTCCTTCGCTAAATGGGTCTGCCGAAGTAAAGTCAACGAACAGATCTGATTCTCTTTGGATCTCGTCGCCGTCGTCAGCGATAACAAGGTCTGATGCAGATTTGCCTTCTAGAATTAGATAATCGTCATCTTCAGTCTTAATTTCTCCACCGAATTCGTCATTAATTGTCCAATCAAGAACATTAGTGCTATAGTTCTGTTGGATGATATCAATTTCTGGTATGCCTGTGCTGAATTTTTCTCCAGCGTAATCAAACACTTCACAAGTCATTTCCCATGTTTGTAAAGCGCCCAACTGATAAAACATTTCATATTTGTTAACGTAACGAATAACAAAACAACGTTGATTTAGCGGGAAATATATAATATCACCTTCGTTTGGTCTCACTTGAGTAGTATATTCGCCAACGTCTTCGCTAAATCTTCTTCTAGCAATAGAGAATACAACTTGATTGCGTATTTCAACGCCAAATTTTGATAGGAATTCTCCATCACCAGTAAACCCATCAATAGATTTGATATACATTTCTATTGGATAAGCGACTTCGTAACTAGAAACATCATCAGCGCCATAAACTTCGTCGTAATTATTTAATTTACGAGGAATATAATATACATCATGACCGTAAATACGAATTGCTTCAATAACTAAATCTTCAAGAAGTAGTTGTTCTTGCGATGCTTGGAAGTTATTGAAGAAGAAATTAGTGGCCATGATTATCCGATCATATCAGTTGCAGGCAAGCTGTATGTGTAAATCATTTCCTGTTCAAGCTGCTGTCTTTCTGCAGTCGCTTCATCATAAATTTGCTGTCCATTGAACTCGATTCCGCCTGGAAGTTTCATTCCACGGAACTTCTTCATATTCTGACCCCACTGCTGTTTAATAAGGCAAGAAGCATATCTAGCAAGCCAACGATCGCCCCAAGCATCAGTATAAACGGCAGGGTCGACGACCTGATACGCTTCAACAATAAGATAGTTGTCAACAGCGACCTGATCCCAAGACATATCAATATAAAGTTTATTGACATGACGGTTATATCTCAATGGTTGTTTACCAACCAGCATCTGTTCTAGGAACTGAACATGATTCATGGCCATATAATATGGAACCATAGAAACCGATGTAAGGGTGTAAAGATCGTTAAGAGCGATCTGATAACGAATATTGAATAGGTTGTTCAACCCTAAAGCAGAACCAAGATCGAATATATTAACAACACCAATAATGTTTTCTGGCATTGTGATATACTTGTTATCGATATCGGTTTGGGTAATTACCTTTTTATAATAAGTTTTTTCCGAACCATCGAAGTGATAATCCCAATAATAACGTAGAGCCTCGTCGATACGATCGCCTACCTGGTCCTCGTCAACGTTGATTTCAATAACTGGCTTGCCTAGTTTTCTAAGGCAATATTCGGTGAACTCTGCTCTTGATGTTGGTACAGCCATGTTACTTGATTCTTTCGTTTAATTGTTTGATAGCCTCAATTAACAAAGGAACGATTCTTTCATATTTAACGGCTTTAGTTCCATCTGGTCTAGTAGCGACTGCTTCTGGCAGAACCGCTTCGATCTGATGAGCAAGAACACCAACGTCGTGTTTACGAACGAAATAACCATCTTCGCCGCCGTGCTCTTTAATATATTCGTCTGTCCAATCGAACTCCACACCATCCAAAGATAGAACTTTTTCTAGTGCGTTTGAAAGGTTTGACACGTTTTCTTTAAGAGAAGCATCTGAAGAATAATAAGCAGTGATGTTATTATAGGCACGAATTTCGCCAGTTGTTCCAGAGGCTGGTGTTCCAACGCCAAGAGACTGAATCTGAGAAACACCAGTTGTTACTGAGGTGTTCATAGTCGTAACGCCAGAAATAGTGACGTTGTTACTCATATTAACGAGTCTAAGATTTGTAGTAGAACTTGTTACGTTAAGAGTTCCGCCAATAACAGCGCTTCCAGTAACATTAATATCAGAACTGAAACTACCGTTACCGCTAAAACTCATCTGATTGGAGAAAGTAACAGCTCCAGTAACTGTTAATGTATTAGCGAAAGTTGCAGCCCCGTTTACGTTCAAAGGTCCACTAAACGAACCATTACCACTGAAACTCATCTGATTGGAGAAAGTGGCTTGACCAGTAACTGTTATTGAATTAGCAAACGTAGTAGCGCCAACAACATTTAAATTACCAGTAACATTTGCAGTAGAAACTGTTGCCACATTTAAAGTAGCGTTTCCTGTAGCTTGGAAATTACCAACAACATTGGCCCATCCGAAAACTTCAGAATTACCATTAACTGTCAGGACTTGACCTGGAGTCAATGTGCCAATACCAACCTTCCCGTTTCTAACAGAAAGAAGGCTGGTATTTACAATAAGACCATTTTTTACTACGAAATCGTTATTAGCCATGGTTCCCTTTCCCCTATGGTTCTTTTAATGTATTTATTTAAACTTTGGACCCTCCACCCAAACAGCGATAAATTTTCTGACCCCTTTGGTAACAGGTTTTATTCTGTAATTCATCCAAGAAGGAAACGCAATAACTTTACCTTTGTCTAAATTAATCTTTACTGGTCTTTCTACAGAGCCCATAATTAACTCAATTTCTCCGCCCTCAAAATCTATATCTTGCTGATTCAAAGCCATGATCAAAGTAAGTTTTCTGGTTTCTTTTTTTAGAGATTCAGCGTTTGGAAAATCTTCTAAAACAATATCCATATGCCAATCGCAGCTACCTTTGTTTTCTTGATCGTAAACCCCGTATTGAAACGTTTTATAACCATTCAATTCAAAGCCATAAAACTCATTATTGATACATGATATTACATTATTTAAACGATTAAAGATCCAAAAAGTGTCTTCTTCTTTATGGAAGAAATTTATTTTATTGAAATAATTATTTGACCTTTTATTATCGCAAATACCAACTATAGAATCTATTTCTTCTTCGTTAAAAGAATTTTCCCACCAAACATAAGGATAAGTTACATGACTTCTTTCATAAGGTTCGTTAGATATACAATTATATCTCATAATAAAATCCTCTAATTATTTAAATTTTGGTCCCTCTACCCAAATCACTAAAGATTTTCTGACCCCTCTAATTACTGGCTTGACTTTATGCAAAAGAAACGAAGGAAAAGCGACGATTCTTCCTTTAGACAAAGGTAATACTTCTGCATTATCTTCACGGGAATAATTCAACAAAAAATCTCCGCCCACGAAATCTTTGCTTGGGTCAGACAATAACATCACTAAACTCATTTTTCTAGTGTCTTCAGTTTTATTGTCATTTCTACCTAGAAAGGTGTCCATGTGCCAATCATACATTCCTTGATCTTCTGCAGAATAAACAGTGTATTGAATTTGATTATAACCGTTTAAATCAAAACCATAAAACTCGTCGTTTATTCCTTTTATAGCGTTATTAAATCTATCGAATATCCAACCAGTTTCTTGATTTCTTTGAATGAAATGTATCTTTGATCTTCTTATATCTGGTGTTTCTCTTAACTCTTCAGACCCAAAAGTTTTTGATTCTGTAAAATTAAAATTTTTTTCTAAAGAAATGATATTTTCCAATTCTTCATCGGAAAAAGGAATATTCCATAAAACGTATGGATATGTAGATTTTCTTCTATCAATCGGGTTATTATAAATCATATTATATTGCATGATAAAACTTTCTTTTTATACCATTGCTTCGAAACTATTATCTTTGTTTAATAAAGGTTTTGCTGAAATGAGGTCTGTTTTAACTTGTGGGTCTAAAACTTCTTCTCTGAGTTTTAACCAATTAACTGGTGCATTTTTCTTTATGAAAAAATCTACTTCCTCTTCTGTAGGAATATTATTTTCATAAAAGGTTAAATTATAGTCGGTGACGCATCTAGTTGGCCAACCATGTCTAGATAAACGTATTTTGCCGTTTGATTCGTATTCTGAGGCTAACATTTCTTCAGTTATTTTATCTGTCCAATATCTAACAACTATAGAATGTTGAGCCTCATCTATATTAAGAACCCTATAATTAATTTTCATATCACACCTTCGGACCGTTAATTGTTCCTGAATTTACGTAAATGATATTTGAGTTTCCGCTGATTGCAGAACCTTGAGATCCTGAAGCTCCAGTTGGTCCTGTCGCACCAGGAGATCCTGATGGCCCTGTCGCACCAGCAGATCCTGTTGGCCCTGTTGCACCCGCTGCACCTGTTGGCCCTGTTGCACCTGTTGGACCAGCTGCTCCGCCAGCACCACCTCCAGCACCACCTCCACCAACATAGAATGAGTGAGCATCATACCAAGTAGAATCTGAATAAGTTCCGTGACCACCAGCATTACCAGCACCGCCGATGCTGCCACCGTGACCACCACCGCCACCATGCGAGTGATAACCATGATCGTTGACGTGGGAGTGTGCTCCACCACCACCGCCACCACCTGAGTGACCGCTACCAGAAGAACCATGTCCACCACCACGACCTGATGAACCGCCACCACCGACAGGGCTTCCACCACCACCGCCGCCACCGCCTCCGCCAGCGTTGAAGATGTGACGACCACCGCCGCCTCCACCACCACCGCCACCGCCTCCGGTGCCGCCTGGACCTCCTGGACCACCTGCTCCTCCTGGACCTCCTGGACCACCAGCACCACCTGATCCACCAGGACCACCTGGACCACCTGCGCCTCCAGATCCACCTGAACCACCTGAACCGCCAGTAATAGTGTTAGTGTTATTCAAAAGAATTTTAATACCTGAAACTGTATCAGCTTGTAAAGAAACACCACCAGTGCCACCAGAATTACCTGGACCACCAGCATTACCTGTACCACCTGGTCCGCCAGCGTTACCAGTGCCTCCAGTGCCACCAGCATTACCTGTACCACCTGTTCCACCAGCAGCACCAGCACCACCACCGCCACCAGCATTACCTGCGTTAACATCGGTATTGTGTCTATGACCTTCCCAATCTCCGTCCCAATGGTGACCTGTTGGACCATTCCAACCACCCCAGCCTCCGCCACCACCAGCACCGACTGAACCTGTAGAACCAGTACCTCCAGCGTTTCCTGGTGTTCCTGTGGCTCCTGCATTTCCCGCTGTTCCAGTAGTTCCAGTAGTTCCTGAAGATCCTGTTGTTCCTGAAGATCCAGTAGCGCCAGTTATAACAGCATTGTTTTTGATGTAAAGCCAAGAACCACTTTTCCAAGAAGTTCCTGTTTTAAATGCTGGATTAGCAGAACTAGAACTAGCAACGTTTGCATCAACGAAACAATAAACTGCTACGGGGAAAGCAGGATTTGACGCCTTTGAATACAAATCAACGTTGTTTTCAGCGGCGCTAATCTTAACAACTTTAGTTGGTCTTGGTAAAGGTACAACAAACATTATTTTACATCCGTTAGATATGAGCCATAAAGATTAGTTCCATCAGAGATAAACGAGAATACGTCTCTTGCACCAACTGCTGTTGATAGAACTGGAGCGACACCAGCTGGCCATTTGAACACTGAGTTCCAAGTAATTCCATAACTTCCAGAACCGCCTTGGATTACATGTAGTATATAGGTTCCCACTTTAAGGTTCGATGGAGCGCCCATGGTTCTTGAAGCTCCAATAGTGACTGTTGCTACCTGTCCAGAAGCAGTGTTCCAAGAAATAGTGGCTCCATCTGTTAGAGTCTGATTGAGAACGTTTGCCTGTGCAACGCTAACAGTTCCAGTAAAGGTTGGAGAAGCCAATGGAGCATAAGTGGAAGAAGCAGAAGATGTAGTCAGATAAGAAGCTGCTGCAACTCCACCAAGATATGAAGCGTTATTAGCAGTTAAACCACCAATACTTGAGGTTGTTACGTATGAAGCAGCCGCTGTTCCACCCAGATAAGAAGAATTGTTCGAAGTTAATGCACTATTAACATTCAAGTTTCCTTCAGTCTTACCATAAGCAGTAGTAGCATTATTAACATTTAGATTGCCTTCTGTCTTGCCATATGCAGTAGTAGCATTATTAACGTTTAGATTACCCTCTGTCTTACCATAAGCGTATGTTGAGTTATTAGCAGTAGCAACGCTCAGAGAAGCCTCTGTCTTACCGTAAGGACCAGTGGCATTACCGATAAGAGTTGAGTTGACATACACACCAGAAGTGTTAGCTCTGAACCATACAGAACTTGTATTACCAGCAATAAAGTTATTGGCTTGGAAATTAGCTAAATGAAAAGAAGTATTAGTGGTGTCAATATAGGTATTAGCGTCTGGTTCTGGAAGATAACTATCGAAAACTTTCCAGATACCGTCAGAAGCATCTCTAAAGAATCCAGTATGTTGGTAAGTTCCATCGTTATAATTACCAGCAAAACCAATATCTGGGTTCGCAATAGTGTTATTTGCGTTCAAATAAATCATGGCGTCGACATATGACACTACGTTCGAGCCGATAATATTAACATTCGAACCAACATAAAGATTACCAGAAACAGTAATATTACCGACTGTAATACTATCAGTAGACCTTACGTTCTGGTCCATACGATATGGAAGTCTAGCTTCAGCAAGAGTTCCACTAGAAATATTAGTAGCATTGGCTGCAAAGGTAGTAGCGTTAGTATATGCTGTTGCAGCATTACCTGTGATCGCAGCATTTGCTGTTAGAATCTTGCCATCTACATAGGAAACAGCGTTAGTGTATGCAGCAGCTGCAGCTGTTTGAGCAGAAGCAGCACGAGTGTTAGCATCGATAGCTCTATCGTATGCATTCTTAACAGTATTAGCGACTGGAATTAAGCTAATTGAAGTGTTGGTAACGGAGTCAAGTTTTAGGCCATCTACATAAGAAACAGCGTTAGTATAAGCAGTAGCAGCGTTGCCAGTAATCGCTGCATTAGCAGTTCCAATCTTTGTATCGGTGTACGATACAGCATTGGTATAAGCAGTAGCGGCGTTACCAGTTATAGCAGCATTGGCAGTTCCAATACTAGTGTCAGTATACGTTACAGCGTTAGAATATGCAGATGCAGCGTTTGTAGTAATCCAAGAAGATACATTAGCCACAGTAGCTGAAGAATTACCAAGATAGGTTGCTACGTTGGCAGTACCAGTAAAAGTAGCGCCGACAATAGTGTTACCAACCGTTAATGTTCCTGTGCTTGGAACAAAGGATAATCCAGAAGTTGCGACTACAGCGTTGGTCCAAGACCCAGAAGTTCCGCTAGAAAGTCCAATATAATAAGTTGTTCCATCAGTGTTATTAGCGTTAAGAGTAGCACCAGCAGTCGCCCAATAAACACTAGAACCATTTGAAAGAAGAGATTGCCCAGAAGATCCAAATCCACCATTAGCGGAAAGCCCAGCTGAAGTTCCGATAATAATATTAGCGTCATGAGTATGAACGCCTGTTATAGTATAAGAACCAGCAGTGTTCACATAAGAAGCTGCTGCAACGCCGCCTAAATTATTGGCGTTGTTAGCAGTTCCTGGGTAGTTAGTATTGTTAACACTTCCACCGCTGATCGAAATACCAGTAGAGTTAATGCTGACGTTGCCGACAGCTATTTGACTTGTTATGGTTACGGTATTAGCGGCAGTGTTTACTGAAACTACCTGTCCAAAAGTACCTAACTGTTGATTCTGAGCCATGGCTTCCTTTTCCCATAAAATTCTGTTTTATTTATATTTATTCTTTTTAACTTAATGGTTTGAGCTTATTCTGGTTTCGCCAAGAATCCATTAAAATACGTTATGTTTCCACCAGCAACAGTAATATTTCTATCTGAACCAGACCCTTGTTGAACGAAAACTTCGAAATAATCTCCAGCTCCATTAGCATAAGCCAAAGTGCTGACGCTCATAGACCAAAAATCGTTTGCAAAATTTGTTCCAGAAGAGTTCCATCCACGTTTATACTCGGAACCATTTTTTCTAATAACAATCATACATTCTCCAGTTCCAGTGCTTCCATCGAATCGAACTGTAGAATTTAGTTGATAATAACCAGCAACTGTTGGTGTAAATCTCGAATTGGCAAAATTATTGTTGGTATCATAATCTTCTACTTGGAACAATGCCTTTTGCTGACTTCCCGAAGTTATAGTTTGAGTTATACTAGAATTCGGAGCCGCCGAGAACGCTACTATAGTGCTCTTAGCAACATAATTTGCTAGATTAGAACTTAGTTGTGCATTAGATACAACATTGGCGGCTGATACCGAACCAACGAAACTAGTATTATTAGATGTTAACGTGGCAACATTCGAAGACAACCCAGCAGTTGTTTGGTAGTTAGCTAGATTAGAACTTAGTTGTGCATTAGAAACTACGTTAGCAGCTGGTAGAGACCCAACAAATAGAGTTGAATTCGCTGTTCCATTAATAGTCTGATTGAACGTTACTGTATTTGTGAACGTATGAGTATTAGTCCAGATAAACTGAGCGTCTGTATTTGCACCAGAAGCTGCAGGGTTTGAACCCCAATAAACAGCCGAACCATTAGATAGAAGAACTTGTCCAAGAGAACCTAACGAACCATTAGCAGAAACAGAACTGAAAGATACAGTGTTGCTGAACGTGTGAACGTTTGTCCAAGTATAAGCAATATCAGCGTTAGCAATAGCAACTTCAAGGGCTGTGTAAATTCCGAATGTTTCAATAACAGCGCCATTTGCTGGAGCTGTTGAGAACACGATACTAGATCCAGAAGCAGTATTTGCTTCTACACTTGACATTCTAACGCCGTTCAGATAAACAGAAAGGCGATTTGCGTTATATGTATTAGAAGAATTGAATACCGTTGTTACACCGTCTGCAGTAAATACGTCAGAAACATAACTTGCCAGAGGGCTGAGGTCTTTTATTCCAAATGCATCAATTACAGATCCACTAGTAGGAGCGGTATTGAAAATAATACTATTACCAGAAGAAACATCAATTTCAGAGTTAGAAGCTCTAACGCCGTTTAAGAAAACATTTAATTTACCAGTGTCGAAACCGCTAGGAAGAGAAAAAGTTGTTTCTGAACCGTCGCCAGAAAAATTATATTTAACGTGAGTTCCGTCTGTGCCGTCTAATTTATAACCAAAAAATTCAATTAAAGCTCCATTTGCTGGAGCAGTAGTAAACGAAACGTTTGAACCAGAGAAAACGTTTGCTTCTGAATCATTTAACCTAATACCGTTGACGTAAACGCTTAAATTCTCGCCGTCGTAACCGCCAGTAATAGAGTATTCTGTTTTTACTCCATTACTTATTTCTGATTGATTGATGTGCGGGATATCGATTGTGGCGCTGGGATTAGCCCAGTAAGCAGCAGAACCATTTGAAGTTAGAAATAATCCAGTATTACCGTAAGAATTGGCTGCTTTTAAATAACCTGATAAATCTAAATTTTTAATTATAGCGCTATTATTCGCTCTCAAATCAACGCTATAAATCAAATTAGCAGTCAATTGACCAGTATGAATAATACCAACGTTTGAACCTAATTCGAAAACTGTGGTTCCATCCGAAGAGAATAATTTTCTATCTGTGAGATTGATTGCAAGCTCGCCAGTTGCGAGCGTAGAAGTATTAGGGAATTTACCTGCGACTGATGAGCGACGCAGTTTAAAAACTGTATTTGCCATTCTAGGCTCTCCAATAACTCAGTATATACTGAGATTAAAATTCGTCAATTGGTTTCGGGGATTCCTTAATCTTAGGTTTCTTCCCTTTCAATTCTTCATTTTCTTTGAATAATATATTTAGTTCTTCGGTTTGTCTTTTATATTCTTGTTTTAATTCGTTTATTTCAGAAACAAGGTTGGATCGTTCTTCTTTACATTTCTCAGAATCATTTCTAATTTCAGAAAGTTTTTTCATCAAATCGTCATATTCTTTCTTTTTATTAGAAAGCATAATTTCTAAATTAGAAACAGTTTTTTCTAATTTTTGTTTTTCAACTGTAACAGCTTCGACACCATTGGCGGCTTGTTGCATCAAATCGTTTTGTATTTCGACCTGTTTCTGAGATTCTTCGTATTTACTAGAAAGCTCGTTAACAGCTCTTGACAAATCTTCTGTTTTTAATTCATATTCAATATTTCTTCGGAGATGGTCCAGAAGCATTTTTTCTTGCTTCTGGATATATCTCTGTAAAGTATTTACTAGTTCTTCTAATCTTTTTACTTGACCTTCCACTTCATCCATAGTATAATATTCCTGTCGTTAGAAAGAACCACCATCTAGTACGTCATATATCAATGCTGTTCCATTAGATTGTAGAACATATCCACTTGTTCCAAGAGCTAGTCTATCGTAACCATTTGATGTGTTACCTACTAGGATAGACTGACTTACTGTATTTTTCCAACCAGTACCACCCTCTGTTCCTGCAAGAGCAGTAGATAGGGTTAGGGTATTAGCAACAATACCAACAGCAAAAGTAGAATTAGCTACTAGATTTGCTGATGATGAATTGGTTGTTAGACCACCAGAATTTAAATAGGTATGTAGAACTGCTAGTGTAAATCCATTAGCAGCAGTATTAACATGGTTATTACCTGAAAGCTCTTGCTCAGAATTAGTGAATAAACGCCATTCACCGTCAGTGTAAGAACGATAGAAACCAGTGTGTCTTTCAGTAACACCGTCAAAGTAATTAGCAGCAAGACCGATATCTACAAGATCGCTAGTATAGTTATTACCAGCTAGGTAGATCATAGGATCAGAGATAACGACTGATTGAACGTTAGTTGTTACTAGATTACCAGTAACAAAGATATCTCCGCCAACGTAAACAGAATTATCGAAATGACCTTCCACACCGTGAACATTACCGGCATGCATTTCATTCCATCTAAGCGTATTGTTACCAACATTATATGTTAGATTAGCGGAAGGAATGATGTTTGTATTAACTGCTGCAGTAATTGTAAGAATATCTGAGAAAGAATCACCAATTACAACGTTACCAGTTGTTGATAGTTTTCCAGTAACAACATTAGCAAATGTTACACTATCGGAAGTTCCGACTGGCTGACCAATACTAACACCAGTAGAATTTACTGTAACACCAGTTCCGGCATCAACCCATACACCAGAAGAGTTAGAAACTAGACCACCGTCTAGACCAGCCTTAACTGCAACAGTTGAAGCATTTACTTCAACACCGTTACCAGCGCCAACATCTAGAGTTACTGTGCCTTCTGTACCACCACCGTTTAGACCGTCACCAGCTACAACTGCAGTGATAACATCAGATGCTGGATCTCTCCAGTATACACTAGTACCATTTGAATGAAGAACTTGACCGTTCGAACCGATAGAACCGTTGGCGTCAATACCAACAGAAGAACCAATGAATAGTCTGGTAGAATTAGCTACAAGGGAAGAACCAACCTGGAATGTAGCAGCGTTAACAGTAGTTGTTAGAATTGTGTTCGAAACTGCAAGAGTGTTCGAACCCTTATCGAAAGTAAATCCAGCAGAAGCATTAGCTACGCCTGAATCGTTGAACTGAACTTGCGTGTTAGAACCAGTAGTACCAGTTCCCCAATAAACTGTAGAGCCATTAGAAACTAGAACCTGACCAGCTGTTCCAGTAGATCCATTAGCGGAAAGAGCGCCAACGACTGCATTAGCTACAATAACTTTATCGATACCACCAGTAGCATTAGCTACTAGAGCATGAGAATTGGTAAGTGTACCTGGATACTGAGCACCACCAATACGAAGAACACCAGAACCATCTGGAAGACCAATGTGGAGCGTATTAGAGGCTTGCGTGAACGCCAATTCACCGTTTGATAAGCCTGATACAACTGCGTTAGCTACCGAACGTTTGATTTGAATCTTATTATTAGCCATTAGATGGTCCTTTTGTTATTTTTATCTATTTATTATTTAAAAAGTCCCACCGTCCAGGTCGCCCACGATATCGGTCATATTCAATTTCTGGACTATATATTTGTCGGTGACAGAATCGTATACTGGAACCGCTCCAGATGTTTCTCCGCTAGGAGATACGTCTTTAAGCGCATCTAGTCTATCGACTCCAGAATTAATAGTAGGGACGCTTTTTAACGTAACTGGGTTTGTGGGGTTAATCACCCCAGTAGAAGATTTTCTAGAAATAGAGACGTTTATGGTTTTGTTTATTGACATCTTTATCTCGTTACATTAGGCGTTACAGTTACGATACCTTCAATAATTCTAGAAGTTGTATTTCCCGCAGCTTCGGTGACTTCTACATCGTAGACATATCTTCCAGCGGTTAGGTTTGCAGTCTGTCCGGCTGTTAAAGAAAGAGTTATAGTTCCTGCCACTGTGTTAACAGAAGAAGAAAAAGATATTGAATTAGAAGAAGTATACCATTTTCTCATTTGAGAATTAGCAGTGTATCCTGCTAGATTTAAAATATCGCCGTTCTCGTCGGTCAAATCTAGAGTAACTTCGTATGTAGCGCCTTGGTCTATTACTAGATTAGCTTTTGTTGCCATTACACTGTTAACCTTGTTGTCTTGACTGTTAATGGTGTCACAGCTGTATTAACATATAGTCTTACAGTACCAGCGCTAATATTAGCATTAAATACAACGAATGTGGTGTTAGAACCTATCGTAGCATATTCTGTAGAATAAACGCCAGATCCATCCTGTACCAAAGTTATTTTGGTTGCCATAACTTTGCTGTTAGAAGAATCGTTTACAGCGATAACGTAGTCGGCAGCGGAATAATCAGCTGCAGAAAATGAGTCAATAAGAGTCCAACCTGTAGAAGAAACAGCTGTAGTTATTTTGGATCCGCCAGTTTCCACCCAACTTCCGTTAGCGTTTAGGTAATATTTTCCAGCATTCTGAATAGTTGAGTTGGCAGGAATAATAGCTACGTTGACAGAAGAGTTACCAACAGAAACAACGTTAGCAGTAAATGTGCCGCTAAGAACAGCGTTACCAGAAGTAACGTTATTATTTCCGGTGCTATCAGAAGTTAATACAGCGCCAGAAGTATGATACGCTAATTCGTTTACTCTATTAATAAAGTATTCCCAAGTATTCGTATTGGCGGTATTAGCTACTGTAATTGACATGTATTATTTTCCGTTTTCTACCAGCTGCAGTAAAAGATTCTTAACTTCGTCTATGCTAGACTCAATTTTCTTAATTCTATCTTCATGAGTGGTTACATTTCTCATGATTTCCCTTTGACGTTTATAAGCAGCCAATCCAGTATTATCCACATTTATCAGAGCGCCTGGATTGTTTTTCTGTCTAATGTACTCTTTAGTTTCCATTTATTACACCATTAGGGCTATGCCACGAAGATCGTCAATCTTAGGTACAAAGACTCCGCTTGTACTTAGTAGAACGATTTTGATGGCGAAAGTTTTATAATCAATATATCTAGCGCCAGAGTCATTGTAATACTCAATCTGACCAAAATTAGCAGCGTTAGCAAATGCTCTGTTAACACGAGGACCAGAAATAGTATGAACTTCTCCTGCGCCAGTTCTTGACTCAGTCAAATTAACGTTAGCGCCGCCTGGAGTGTTTGCCAGAGCAATTGCCGAAGAATTAGCAAAAGAGATATAATAATAACTATTTGCTGTTAGTCCACCAATTGCAGTGTTTGATGCTGGTACAGCGTAGTATACCTTATCGCCCACAGTAAATGTAGAATTAGCAGCTTCAAGAGCAATTGTTTCGTTTGTATTGCTTACACCAGTTGTATTAGCTGTAATGTTATACGAAGAATAACCTACAGATGTTGGAAGAGTATAAACAAATTCCTTGAAATCAAAACGATCGATCGGGCTGCAATATAGCTCGGCGCTATCGTTTGTCATTTTTGTCCATGCCTTATCTTGTAGACCTTCTGGATCTGAAGAAGATAGGTATTTGACATAAACTTCAACGTCAGTGTTATATGGACGATATGCTGATAGATATAGTTTCATATCTTCAGAATCCTGACCATCAGCTAGAACAATTGGCTGGCTGATGTAACGACATACAGCGTTACCGTTTCCAGTGTCTTCGCCATAGCTGCTGAAGTTGATTGTGTTATTAAGAATCTTTACGCCTTTTCTTGAAATATCAATAGCTGGCGAAACATACTTCTGAACACAAGTTAGTTCGTTCTTAATAGTTACAGATTTATCTGTTCCTAGAATTCCAGGCTCGTTTGAACGGCTGTAAACAACTCTTTCGTAGTCTAGCATTTCTCTTTCAACATCGAAATCTAGAGCGTTGTAATCTGTATCAACGACTCCTGAATTAGAAGAGCCTTTGAACGAAGTTGTTATTGCTGTGCCAAGAGGAGTAATAGTTGAGAATCTTGGAACAATTGCATGATACGCTTTATTATCAATGGTCGAAATAGTAGCAGTAGCAATCAATGTATTTGAATTTGCTGATGCTTCTGCAGTATTTCCAGCAGTTCTGAATCTGAAGAAACCAATCTTCTGACCAGCCGCAAAAGTTCCAGTAGAACTATCAAGTATCATCTGATTATTTGCGATATCAATTGACTGAAGCGAACCATGAATTAATGCTGGGCTATTAATAATAGCGTTTGAAGAAGCATTAATTACATAAACTTCATCGCCACCAGCGGAAGATGGAATAACCAAAGAGTTAGCCAAAGCGACACCAGTATATGTAATATACTCGTCGTTTTCGTTGTTAAAATATGCCTGACCTGTACCAACAGTAAAGTTAGCAACGTAAAGGTTGAACTTTACGTCCTCTCTTGGTAGAGCTGTCCAAGTTCTGGCGTTTGATGAACGGAATGATTCGCCAGTATATGGATTTAGACCAATCTGCGATTTAGTTGTTACGTCGAAATCGCCAAGCTCTGCAACCCACATTCTATAATCTGGGCTGCTTGATTCTGGTTCTACCCAGAAGGCGTAATCAGTGTTACCAGATAGATAAATTGGCTCGTTGAACGTAAAGGTTGTAGCTACGTTAGCTGTATCAGAAACATTAACATTATTAGCATCGAGACGACCCCAACCATAAATCTTATTGTTGTCTGGTAGCCCAGCGTTCATTCCACAGACAACGACACGAATACCGTCGTTCTGATCTTTAGACTTGAAGAACAGATCAACCTTAGTTGCGAAAACGCCGCTTTCTTGTTGTGGTGATTCTACCTTGAATGACTGAGCGATAGGATCACGGAAATAAGTTGTTGTGTAGTTATAGGCATAGCAAGTTCTTACATCAGGAGTAATAGTTGTGATTGTTGCTTCTTGACTTGTTGTTGTAATATTACTTGCAACATAAGTCCCTGATGCCTTAGAAAGAGCAGCATCGTCGCCGTAAACCAAGCTATCAGTGTCCATAACCATGAATCTTCTCTCACCAACACGGAACTGGTTGGCAGGAATATTGAAGACGCCGAATACGTTACCAAATTGGTCTGAGTAAATTGGATCGCCAAAGTTTGCAGTTCTTTTAACAACAGC